GTATCCCCACCCCCTGCGGGGGAAGGACCCTTCTCGCTTGTGGGAATTCTGCCGGTTTGGCAGTGTGCCACCTCACCCCAACGCCGCCTGATACGCTTCCTCAGCGGTCTGTGTGTCGCTGTCGATGCAGATTTTCAAATCCTGCGTCCTGACCGGAAATGAATCAGTCTCGCTCGATTGCGTGACCACGAATGTTCCCCAGTATATGCCTGCAGTATCCACCCCTGCCGCGCTGAAATCATACTGCACCTGTCCTGTCGCCGCTGTGGTCACTGTCACCCCTGTGGATGTCAGGGCAATCTCTGCGGCCCCTGTGGCTGCGTTCAGCATCTTGAACTGCACGCTCAACCCTGTGAGGTTTACGGGCTGCAATACGCCCGCAGAATCCGGCTGCTGCAGTGTAACCGGCAGTACAGTTCTGGTGTCACCGACTCTCCGCCTGTGTATCTGCTGTGTCATTCGCTCGCCCCTGTCAGTGCCAATCGTTTGCCGCTTATTCCTCGCACACTCATCCGCTCGCCCGATGTTCCGTCAATCGCCAGTCGTTGCCGACTCGTGCCTACAATCGTCAGCCGTGTGGTCAGTTCCTCCACAGGTATCGGCCCTGCCCCACCGTTTGCCAACGCCCTGCCCGCAGCCCTGTAGCCTTGGCTGGCAAACCCCCGCATGATGAATCGACCGCTGCTCATGTCATGCCTTCGTCAATGTGGTCGTTGACCTGTTGCCCGATCCATCCAGCCCGCTGTAGGCTGCCGTGTAGGTGTTGCCACCGATGCTCAGCACATACGTTTCCGTTGCCGTTTGTGCCGTGCTGCAGTTGCCTGCCAATGCACTCAAGCAATAACTGACCCGATCAATTGCAATGAGCAGATTCGCAGCTGTCGCCAGTCCGCTCTGAATCTCTGCCACCGAATGGACGTGGCTGGTTGGATCAATAAGCACCGTATCCCCTGCACTCGGTGCCGTGACCAGTGCGTTTTCCAACGTCACTGTGATTGTGCCGTCGCCGTTGTTAGTCGTGCTCAGAATCGGGCTGTTCTGCTCCTGTGATGCCCCCGAATTCATCCACAAGACAGACCCAGTCAAGGCTCCTGTCGGATAGTCTGCACCGCTGATCCGGAATACAGTCGTGGTTGGCGTCGGGCTTGCGAGAATTGTACCCTCAAGCACCGTGTTTGACTTCCGCAACGTGTCCATCAGCTTGCCAAACGTCCCCGCCGTTGTGTGCCCTGAATACGCCTCATCCCAGACCGCATCTGCAATGACTCCGGCTGTGGGCGGTGCCGTGTATGAAGTCGTGGCTAGCCTGCTGCTGATTGTGGCGTCAATCCGATTGAGTTCCGTTGTCAGTTCAGTTCGCACTCCGCCCGCTGTCAGTGTACTGATCGCACCCGCCAATGCCGTCACGCTGCCTGTGGCTGTCACCAATCCGCCTATGCTGTTCGTCGCATTCGTCTGCAATGCGTCAAATACTGACGCCAGCAGGACCAGCCAGTTGTGCACCGCTGTTGCCTGTGCTGTGTTGCCGGAATATATCTCCAGTCGTCCGACGGTGTCCGTGTTGCTGGTGGTGAGTGCAATCGTGTAGTAACCGTTTGCGTCATGCGTCACGGTCGCGCCGCTCAGCGTTGCTGGCGTGCCGTTTTTGCTGATGCGGAAATCTCCGACAACAGCCGTTGTTACAGCCGCTCCGTTGGCGTCCAGCACTGGCCCGACGGTGACTGTTGCGGTTGTCGATTGCTTCAGAATCTTCATGCTCAACACTCCGCTCCGCAAATGATTCGCCGCCGTCTGTTGCCCGTGTCCTGCACCGAATACACCCGTCGCCTGCGTCGTCGCTCCAGCATTCCGCCGCGACCGAGCTCATACACTCGCCGAAGTTCGGCGTCGGTCAAAATTCGATTCCAGCAACACACATTGTCGATTTTGCCCGAAAAATAACGGCCTGATGTACCGCCCGCCAGCGCCTGATCGTGAGATCCAATTTGAATAAACGTCGATCCAGTTGTCTGGGCTCCATTTGCTGCTGCCGTGCCTTGGCTTGTGGTGTTTACGTATGTGCGTAATCCAGTCGCCTCACTGTAGCTCATAGCGACGAAATACCATGTGTGCACGCTTAGCGTTGTGGATCCGCTGCCGTCAATAAACACTGCGTTTGACGCATAGACATAATACGCCATTTTGCCGTTTGATTTCGCCAGAATCGTACAATAGCGGTTGATGGCTTCGTTTTTGCAAATCACAGTGTTGTAAGCATTCGGAAACGCCGCTGGGTTTATCCACGCCGCAACAGTCAAGAACGGCCGCTCTAGGGGCGAGGCCGATTCCACTCGGACAGTATCATTTGACCCATCAAAATCCAACGCATACTGGCCACCATCAATCGCCCAGTCCGTCGCCGCGTCCATATTCGTCAGCGTGCCCCAGTTGCCGAATCGGCTCACGTCATGCAATCGCGTTCCAGTCGGCCCCAGGCACGGCGACCAATAGCCCACGACACCGTCCCACAGATCCGGGTGGGCGGATTCGTCGTAGGTGCCGTAGTCCTGGAATGACGCTCTCATGTCAACGCATCCACAATAGCAGGGTACACGGGAACAACGATTAGCCGGCTGCCGTTGTCGGTGGCTGTGGTCTCATTACGGACTGCCTGCCCGAGGTTGTTGTCTGCGATTGGTGAGACGTATCGCCCCCGAGGATACCACACCGACGGCACTTGAGTAATCACCGTGCTTCCGTCTGCAGTTGCAACCAGTGACACAACAGGAGGCCCAGCCTGTCGCAGGTTTGCGTCTGATGTTCCGAGTGTGTAACTGCCGTTACTGCCAGTGACTTTTGCGGGCCATACTGTGTTGTCCCAACTGCTAACCAGATACGCCTCAAACGAAGTGCCAGCAGCCGGTGCTGTGCCTGTCTCAATCGACAAATACACCCAGCAGAATTCCGGCAGCAACTGAATTCCGCCAACACTCAGAGCGAGATCCGCAGATGCTCCTTGCTGCGCCGATCCGCTTGCCAAATTGTTGAATGATAACTCTTTGGTGACGCCTGTAGCGCCAGACTGCCCCCACACTATCGCAGTGCCCTGTACGGTGCCCGCGAAATCAGGTAACGCCATTGTCTGCTCCTCCCGTGACTCTGTGCCATTCGCGTGCCGCCCCGACCTGCTGCTGTGTGATCGTTTGCGGATTGTCTGCCAGCACCTGCAGCGCGTCCAGTTGTTCCTGCGTTGCCAGATTGTACGAGAGCAGCACAGCCCCCACGCCCTGCACAGTGCCGCCGTCCATGTCGATCGGTCTCCCTGCCTCGATCCAATCCACGAACGACATTGCAGCCCCTCGGGGAGGGTTTGGCAGCCCCACGTTTTGCGCCGCAATCTTGACGATTGCCCACAAGCCGCTTGCGATTGCTGCGGCCTGAACACGCTCCGCCGCCACCGGCTGCCGGATCGGTGGTGCAATGGCAGAACATCGCACCGCACACCCCTCGTCGTTGCCCTCGGCATACAGGGCAGCCGCCTGCGCGTCACCCTGAATCAGTGTGTATAGTTCCGCGTCTGTCATTGGTTGTCTGCCCTTGTCACAATCTCGATTTCATCCACCACCTGCCGGACTCGATTCGCCGCAGTTGTCAGCAGCAGCTTTGCGCCGTTCAGGCTCTGTTGCGCTGTGTTCCAGTTTTGCAGTTTCTCAATAGATCCGGCTGCGTGCAATTTTCGGCAGCTCCAGAACTGGTCCAACAGATTGCCAATTCGCTCGTTCTGCAGATCCATCAACCGCAGCTCCTCGTCCAGTGCGTCCTGGTATAGGTGGCACGGATCGGAATAACTCGGTTCGTCCGTCTGTGTAGGTTCGTCGCTCAAGTCTGCCGCCCCCACGAGACTCGACCACGTCTGCTGCAGCCAACTGTACAATTCCGCCATGACTCACACCCTCCGATCGTTTTGCTTCAACCACCATTGCCAAATGTTCATTCACTCGGACTGCGTGCGCACCATAGCACGTCAGCACCGCAGGACTCAACGCAATCAATCCACGACTGACAATGCGAGCGAGTTTATCCCGCCGCAATGCCTGAAACATCCAGACACCAAACGCGAATGCTGACCACGAAATCATTACGGCTTGCCAGAATTCACCGCTGATATCAACCATGACGCACCCATGCAAATCGAAAGAATCAGAAGCGAAACCCCAAACAACACTACAACCCAATTCCAGCTTTTTCCCGTGTGATCCATGAAGGTCTTCGCTGTGTCCTCAGACACCTCGCCCTCGAATCCGGGCATGTCCACAGACACACCCTTCCGCCGACTTGGCTGCCGCTTCGGCTTGTTGTCAGGTTGACCGTCGGCCATCGCGTTAAATCCACGGCAGTCTCAATTGTTGACAATTTTCGTAAACTCTACAGATTTTTTCCCCGTCGTGCAACATGCGATGCCTTTACCCTGTCCAGCAGGCCCGCAATCGTCCCTCGCGTGTAGCCTGTCTGGACCACCTGTTTGCCGTCCGCGCCGATCCATCGCATCGCCGGAACCCTGTCAGAGAACCGCACCCATCGGACGGCCACGCCTGATTCTCCCAGTGCCGCCAGATCGGCTTTCAGCACCTGGCAGGGACCACACCACGTTTCGCTGTGGATCTCCAGCACCGGCAGATCCTCGGCAGCGGGTGCGGATGCCACCGGCGGTTGTGCTGGCCGTCCGGATTCCAGATCCCGCACCCGCTGTTCGAGGTCGCTCACCCGCTTCGAGAGTGTGGCCAGATCCGCCACGGCTGCGGGAGTCGGCTCGTCGGCGTGCATCATTGCCGCCAGTGGCACCGCAGATACCACTGCAAACAGCCCCGCCGCCGCAAGAACTGACCATGTCCTGATCATGCGAAATACCCTCCACCCTGCGTGATTCTGTCGTATCGCTCCACCATGCGATCCGGCGTCAAGAGGAAGCCCCCAAATGGCTCCCAGCTATTCCTGCACAGTTGTTCGTAGCACCGCCGCGACATCAGATAGTACCCATCGCCGTGCGAATTCCAAACGGCCAGATACCACTCGCTGCCGACCTCCACAGCCCAGATGATCTCCGTGGCATGTCCGCCGCCAGACCGCGGTGCCTGATCCATGACCCGCTTCGGAGCACCGGGCACAGTCCGCCAGCTCACGCCCCAGAACGTGCCGATATGTCCTGTGCTCCCTGCAGCCAATGCGGCCAGCATATCGTCCCACGGTGGCAGGTCTTTGACCTCGGTGACGTGTGGTGCCTCAACTTGCAGCCCCTGACAACACCGCACGAATTCCGACGCCCTCCGGCAGTATTGCGCGTAAGGCCAGACAGACTCCGTGGGCAATCCGGGGTCAACCTGCAGACCCGGGATTCCCTCGCACAACACTCTGACACCCGAGTGAATCGACGTGCCACGGTCGCCGCCCACGTTGCTCGGCTGCATCACGTATTCCGACGCATTATACGCGTAAATCTCAGACAGCACCGGCATGCGCTGCCGCCCGCTGCAATACCACGACCGCACTTCCTCGCCGTTTGCAGTTGCATTCCCCTGGCAATCGTTGCGCTGCTGCCGCTCAACCTGCATCCGTGTCAACGGGCTGTTGACTGGATCGCGCAAGACATCCAGATAGCCCGGAAAATTGCTCGCCGGGAACGTCGCACCAACTCGACGCCCGACCGCCTCACGCTCCGCATCACTGGGTCTGTGTAGATTTGCTACGCTGACCATCTGCGTACCTCCTGATGTACCGCGCGTGTTTCTCAGCCGTCCAGCCTTCGCCACCAAACACAATCGACTCAGCTCGCAGCAACGGCAAAAACGCCTGTTTCCGGGCCTCCTGACCTGCAACGGAAAACCAATCCGCCGCCGCTTTTTCGCTGGTAATTTCTCCCGACTCCAAACGGTCGGCCAGTTCGCCCTGCGCGGCTCGCCACGATTTTTCATAGGCCCGGAACGCCGCTGCAACATCATCCGCCGGAGGCTGTGGCCTGCCGTCTGGTGGTGTCGTCTCGGCTGCCGTGACGTTGAGGATTCTGCGTCGCAGGTCCGTCAGATCCGCAGAACCCGCAGGCAGAATCAGCAGCTCTGCAGTCCCTGCAGCCAGACCGCGCACAACGTACCCATTCGCCCTTGTGACGGTCTTTTCTTCCAGCCCCTTGCCACCAGCAAATCGGGAGAAAATCACGGCTCCCTGTTTGGCTGGTGTCACCTGCAGCACACCCGCAGGACTCGCAAGAATCACGAGCGCGATGTCCGACTGGATCAGGTATAGCTGGTCGGTGGCAAACGTGTCCACGCTCGGCTGTGGGGCTGTGTCATCCACCACAACCGGCGCAGGTGCAGGAGGCTCCGGAAACTCAATCGCGCTACCATCCTGCAGCATTGTCAGCAGCAGAAGGATGGCCCTCATGTTATGCCACACTCAGCGCACAGTGCAGCCGCGTCTTTTGCGGGCATTGTGGCTGCCTCGGTGTGAATCTTGTCCGCAAGTCTGTAAGCCGATTCTGCGGTGATCGAAAATCGCCCTACGTCTGCCGGAACGCCTGTCTGGCGTGCTCGTCTGCGTTCGGCTGCTGCCCCACGACTGCACTCCTGCAGAATCTTTGTTTGCAGTGCTCGAATGTTTTTAGCTTGCTGTGCCGGGTCAGCATGTGCCGCTGCCAATTGCTGTTGCGGTGTCTGGTCCTGTTGTCGCTGCTGCCGCTTTTCCCGGCAGGCTTGAAACCACTGCGTAATCACCGGCAGAATTGTGGTGATCAGTGTAATGATCGTGACGGGGTCGAACGCCACCGGCTTCCCTGCCTCAGTCGCCCCCGTTAATCCGCCACACTTGCCCGTCACCGATGTCGCAAATTTCTGCGCCGCCTTACCCATGTCCACGCCCTCCGTAATCCCACCACAGGAATTGAAATCGCGGCTGCCGTATGGTGCGCCCGGAGGTGGCACGGCAGCCGCGCGGCCGTCCTGGCCCTGTGTTGATTTGGCGTCCTGCCGTCCTCCGCTCCCGTTCATTGTGGCCACGGGATTCCGGATTGTCAACAGGTTCGGTTCGGCCTCCAGCCGAACCCCTGCCCGGACTCCTGCACGGCCTCATGCACTCGCTGCCAGTGTGCCACGTGTATTGACCACTCCCAGCCCAGCACCCCTCCGCCTGCACCTTTGTATTGATAGTACACCGTTTTCTGCGTCCACGATGTTCCAATCACCCAAACAACATGGGTTCCCGTCCAATACCACCCCGTCCGGATCGGCTCCGGCTGCGGCTGCCGCTCGTTAATGTCCTTGCCGGTTTCGTCGATGGTTCTGCCTGTCATTCGTGCCCTCGCTCGTTCCTGTGCCTGTTCGAGCATTGCCCTGTCTTCGTCGCTCAGCCCCATCGGTCGTACTCCTCGAATTTCGCCTTCGGCCTGAAATGATATCTCGGCCCATCCAGTTGCACGTCCACCGTGCTCAGTCTGCCGCCTCGATTCTTCGCCACGATCAGCTTTGTTTCGCCTTCGCCCTCGTCCAAATTCTTCGACGGGTGAATCAAAATCACCACGTCCGCATCCTGCTCGATTGCTCCGGACTCCCGCAGGTCTGCCAGTGTCGGTTGCCCCCGCTTTTCGGTGTCGCGATTGAGTTGGCTGCCCACGATTATCGGCACCTGCAGGTCGAGTGCCAGCCGCTTCAGGCTCCGGCTTGCCTTCGCAATTTCGCGTTCCCGGTTGTCCGCGCGACTCACGGCCACCTCCAGCAACTGCAGGTAATCCACCGCAATTCCGCACAGGTTTTTCCGCCGCGCCGTGACCTTCAGCAGTGCAAGAATCGCCCCGAGATTGCTGGTGGAGTCCAGATAGTGCAGGTTTAGCTTCTCCAACGTATCCCGGCTGAATCGCGTGCTCAGCCGCTCGCTGATTTCCGCCGCCATCATCTCCAGCGAAACAAACACGCCAGCCTGTGCAGGACTGACGGACGCCAGCAACATCTGCAGCATCAACACGGATTTCCCGCTTCCCGGCCTGCCACCGACAACCACCAGTTGCCCGGCCTTCAGTCCGCCCCCCAGTGCCGCGTCCAGATCCGCCAGCCCGGTTTTGTGCACGGCTGCCGGGTTTGCGTGTCGCGCGTCCATTGCCTCCAAGGCCTCGCGCTGCGTGCACAGTTTGGCCAGTTCGGTCTGCCGAATCTCATCCAGTTTGGCAATGTACTCGTCAACGTCTGGCTCTGTGTCCTTCAGCAGCTTCGCCCCTAGGCTCCTCGCGTCGTCAATCTCGTTCAGCTTCCGCAGTTCCCCGCAGTAGTACCCGACATGGCTGACCTCGAATTGCAGGGCGGTCAAATCCACCAGCACCTGCAGGTTGCAGCGTTTGCGGGTCAGTTCATCCATCATCGTCTCAACGTCGAAAGGCTCCCCAACTTCGGCCCTGCGCGTCAGAATCTCCCAATATGCCCGCCTGTCAGGATCTCGGAATGGGTGGTCTCCGGCTGTGGCCTGAATCTCCGCCACCACGTCAGCCCCGCACAATGCAGCGCACAGCAGACCGCTTTCGATCGTCGCTCGGTTAGAAAGGCTCATTGTTCACCTCATCCTTCACTCGTGAAAACTCAGCCGCCAGTCTCGGCAACGTGTATTCCGTCACCGCCACAAACCGATCCCCGCCGATCCGTTTGGCAATCCTCAGGAGGGTATCCCCAAGGTGTCCGGCCCGTGCCTGCCTGTGTTCGTCCGATGCGTCCGGCCAGCGTCGATACGCCTCCAGTGTTCGCAGGAACTCTGGATCTTGATCAGGCTTTGGCCTGTTCCCCTGTCCGCGCGTACTGGTGCGGGTGTCGTCCACGTCTCGGATTGTCTTCCAGCCGTGCTGGATGCTGCCTCTGACGTCACGCAAGAATTTCTCCCGGCCCTTGCGCCCCATCTGCTGCCACCACTCCTGAAGTTGCGTTGCGCTGTTTTCGGGGTTTCGGTCCCCAAGATCCTTTTCTTCGAGATACCGGAACCACGTCTGTGCAACGTGCCTGCACTCAGGATCATTCAGGCACTCTGGAATAATGACTTGCTCATGTCCTCCGCCGATTTTGCCCGTCGGTCGTTCCGGGTCCGCGCCCGCAGGGACAGGACTCGGAATAGGATCAGGGACAGGTATAGAAGGTTCCCCCTGTTTGACCCCCGCAACATATCCGGCATCATACCCCTGTTTATACCCCTCATCATATCCCTGTTTGTATCCTTTATCGGGCTGTAATCCTGTACAGCTCGGCTCGATTGGTGCATCGCTGATCTGGTCATATCCCTCGGGAATCGTGACCCAATATCTGCCCGGCTTGCGATTGCCGCCGTCCTCGTAATACAGCCAGCCAGCCGCCATTGCCTCTTTCCGGCAACGGTTCAGCCGCTCCCATTTCTTCAGTCCCGTCGTCTCTTGCAACTGGCTGTTCCAGAACGTGACTGCCCCCGTGTATCTCGCCGCATCTTCCGTGTGGGCGATGATCACCAGCAGCAATACGACGTCGGTACCCAGATCGTTCGCCAGTGCCGTTTTGTGCATCAGGCGCACAAACTTGTGGGCAAAGAATCCCCCACGTTTCCCGGCTGGATATTCCACAGCATCATCCTTTCCATTGCTTACCGCCTCCGCCAGTGCGCAAAAAAACCCGCAGGATGGTAGGTACCAGCTACCACCCTGCGGGCGAAGATCCGGCTTGCCGGATAGAATCAGTTGGTGGTGTCGCCTGGTACTCAACACCGCCGTCATTGTACCACGCCCCGTCCCTCAGTCAATCGCGTGGCTGTCCAGACCCGTGAGGTGCCGCATGATCTTCGGTAGATGCTGAATTACCTCCTCAGCCAGCCAGCCCGCTCGTGTGGACTCTGCAACATTGTCTGCTGCCTCGATCGTTGCCCGAACCGGTTCCAGCCATTCCACGATGGCCTCGACAGCCTCGGCTTTCGTGGTCTCTTTGATGGTACACAGATCGGCAAAGATTCGGTCGTAGGCGTCTTTGCACGTGTCCCGGTCCAGTGTCATGTCAGCCAGACGCAGTCGCAACTGCCGCAGCTCTGGCAGGTCTGCGGGCACCTGCTGCGCGGCGTCCAGTTCGATCTGCAGTTGGTGGGAAACGGCTGCCGCAATCGTCAATTCTTCCTTGGCTACTGCCACTTCTCTCTGCAAACTCGTGACCAGTTCTTCCAGGTGAGTGACTCGCTGCCGTGATTCGCCAAGCAGATTCTGCACGTAGGACACTTCGCTGCGCAATCTGGTCGTGACCTCCCGTTCCTGCTGCAGTCGCGTCCCCAACGTCACCTCGCGACCTTTGAGGAATGTCACTTGCGCCTGCAGTTCAGTGTCTGGCTGCGACTGTAGTTCGTCGGCTGTGTAGGCCGGCTGTGGCTCCTGTGTCTTGTCCTCCGGCTCAATCGGCCCCAGATACCCGACGAGATCCAGCGGGCTGTCTCCGCCAGAGAAATATCGACCATCGTGACCCCACGTCTGGCCATATTCAGCATCAAGCCACGGCCACCGCTCCTCCCGCTCGTCACCTTCCGGCGTCGGTGTCACGTTCCGGATGTCACCGTTTCGAGTCAGCCAGCGGCCCTCGCGGACCTGAACTGTGTCGGCCTGTCCTTCAATCTCCGCCAGTTGTTCGCTGGTCGTTTCCGGCTCCACCTCATTCGCCGGCAGCGGCCTGACCCAGTGCAGCAGATCCCACCGATTAGGCTCAAGCCCTCCGTCAAATCGCTGACGGCCATCGCTGCCGTACCAGTCGACTGTCCCGTTCCACTCTGAGACCCACCAGCCCTCTTCCCAACCAGTGATCTGTACGATATCGCCGCCCCGGCTCTCATACAGCCCCGGCTGTGTGATAACATCTCCCGCCATCACTTCCGGGCTTGTTGTCGTTTCATCAGTCATGATCGTCTCCAAATTCAAATAGTGTTCGCAATTTCGGACCAGGCCTCTTTGGCCGTGTCTGCTCTGAAACAAAATCTGTCCACTCCTGATCTTCGGCACCATGCCACAGGATCACACCGTCCACGATCCGCAGCCAGGCACTCCGGCTGCCTCGGTCGTGCTCGATCCATCGCACGGGCTGCCTGTCAATGACGGCCTCTCCCTCGACCTTCCACCCGTGCTCCCGCAGCCATGCAATCCGCTGTAAATCTGTCTGCACGTGTGCCGCCCTCCTGTTGCACGGACCTCGACATCATCAATCACCGGGACCGATTCCCATTCGTACCAACCGGCGTCTTCGAGTCCGGCCAGTCCTGCAATCAATCGCCGTGCTCTGAATTGCAGTGTTGGCTGCCCCTGTGGATTCACCACGATTCGCAGGCTGCATGTTTTGACGTTCATGCGGTCTCCAGTACAGCCGCCCGCTGCTGACACAGTTTTTCGACCGACTTGCGAATCTTCGCCGCCACCTGCAATTGCTGCAGCACCGGCAAGATTTCTGGCTGCCATCGTGCCCGCAGTGTTGCCACGTCCTCGGCCTCTGCAATGCAGTCGAGAATGCTCTGGAATGCGATTCGCATCCCGTCGTCCTGAATGCCTGTCGCATACGCCACCAGCTCGCTGCGTGTGCCGTCATAGAGGGCCTGTGGGCTGATTTGCTGTTCTGGAATGCGTGCAACAATCGTCTCGACCTGCTGCACTCGCTCCGGTTGGTCATCGTCTTCGCCGTCGCACTCACCCGAGACCAGAACCCACAGATCCCGCAGGAGCCTTCGCCGTGCCTGTGCCTCAGTCTTGTCTGGTGTGTCCGACTCGTATGCTGGCAACAGCAGCGGAGCTTCCTTCGTCCGTTCGACCGTGTATGCCTGCCCATTCACTTTGCATGATGCTGACCCAATAAGGACCATGTCAGACCGGCTGGCGTTGTTTGGTCGCGGCCTCAATCCGAGACTCAGGGCAGACGCTCGCACGTCTGACGCGCCAATCTGCCGCAGCTTGTACCGCAGCCCGTTTTCTTTGATGAGGACTGAGACCGCGCCGCCCTTGCCAGAAATCAGGGTAAACATCGGCCCCGCTTCGTGGCTCAACAGCAGTCCGCGCTTCAGTGCCTCAATTGCCCCCTGAATGACCAACCCGTCAGGCATGTAGTAATCCTTGGAGTCTGCAATTTCGAACTCCTTGAACTCACGACCGATCAGCAAAACGAACGCCTGCACGTCAGGACGGTTGAGCACCGCATAGAATTCGCGCAACGCCATAGCGCGGCTGAAACTCGCCTGCATTGCGTCCTCGGCTGTTGCCACCGACACGGCCCTTACACGATCAACGCCAGCCTTGATCCGCACGGCCAACGCTGTCGCTTCCTGTTCCGTCAATACCTTCACTTCGTTCTGATTCCTAGTCATCTTAACCCCTCCAAAAACGCCCTCACCACGTCCGCAGTCAGCACCATACTGACCGCCTCACGTTCTCTGTTGTGCCGCTGCATCGCCTCGATCCGCTGCAACGTCCTGTCTGTTTCTTGTCTCCAACTTGCAACCAGCGCATCGGCCTTCGCAGTCTGCTCTGGCGTGCCCTGTATCAATCGCGGGTATTGCTCGCGATATGCTCTGAAATCTGTCGCGTGCGTGGCTGCATTGTCAACGTCATGCCACGAGTCCTGACAGTCGTAGTCTGTGTATCTCACCACGCTTCCTCCGGCGGCCCTGAGTCTTCCAGCAGCTCGACACAGCACGGGCAAAGATGCTGCAGGCTGTGACCGTCTGCCCGCTCGGTCCACGAGTGTTGGCGGACCTGCTGCAGCACTTCAGCACCATCAACGGCCTCGCGCACCGGCAACAGAATCTGCGTGTCGCAGTAGTCGCAGGTGATGCGTAGAATCATTTCCGCACTCATGGCACCCTCCCGACCATCCACCGGCTGCGTTTCTGCGCGTCGATTAACTGGACCAAATCCCACGTCTGTGCACCCGCTGCCGCCAGCAGGTTTCGCACGTTCAATTCTGCGGAATACTTCGCTGGTAAAATCAGCCGTTCGCCCGGCTTCATTGCCTGCAGCCGTGCCACCAGTCGCCTGTCAATCATCATGGCTCTGGCCTCCCCTCCAGCTCTGCCCGCAGGATTTCGACGTCTCGCGGTGCGGAAAATGCCAGCCGTGCCCGGTCGCCGCGTATCTCGACCATCACCACCTCAATTGTGACATCACCACACCGGATGAGCACAGATTCCTGAGCCTTCCGCCCCAGCGTCAACACGCCGTTGCCGTCCGCATTCACTCGGAATTTTTTAACCTTGCTGACCGGCCTCGGTGCCTCCATTGGGACCGCTGCCACTGCTGCCTGTTTGCGTTTCATGTTAGCTCCTCGATTGTGATTCCAATTCCACCGTGCTCAGCCCACAGCTTCCGCAGGACGTCGAACTGCCACACCCTGCTATCGTCACCAATCACCGGCAACAGTCCGTCCAACACCGCCTTCGCCAGATTGTCCAGATCCGGTTTTTGACAGTGCGGACTGTGCAGCAGTGCTGCGCGTTTTTTCTTGCTCCAACTGGCAGGCATCGGCAGATAAAACACCAACCCGAACACCAGCGGACCGTCGCCGACCTCGATACCTGCCTCACGCACTGCGTGCTGCAGTGCCAGCTTGTACCCGTGCACCGGGTGTTTCTTCGGCAGGTAGGATCTTGCCCGTCCGCCGATTGTCGATATCCGCTGCCGTGGCTGTGCCACTGGCGTGATGGGCACAAAGACGCTCCGTCGTCTTTCAGAACTCATAATCAGGTGCCCCCCTTCGCCAGACCGTTGCCCTTCACCACCTGAATTTCAACGTATGTGCGCTTCGGTCCGCACCAGCGTTTCTCGCGTTCCTCTGGTGACCACGTGGCCTGCACCGCCAGACACCGCCGCTTGAATTCATCCTCCGGGATTCGTGGCTCCCGCTCGGGCATTTGATACGCCAGACGATGCGGACCCACCTGTACAAACTCGCCGCTTTCCATCTCGACGATATACTCGTAATCCTCCCTGCGCACTGCTGCCAGCACCCTGTGGATTCGTCCCGGCTGCCAGTCGTCGGGGATGTCCATTTCGACCACAACCCGCTCACCCAACTGCCGAATCTTCTTTGATCGTAACGGCATCTCGTTCCCTCCTGTCATGTGTTGTAAAAACCACCGGCGAATCATTCGCCACGGGGATCAGCCGCCAGCGGACCTGTTGCTGTGCTGCGGTGGTTAGGTGTTGTGCTTGTTTCTGCATCTCATGCGATATTGCTGGAAGTCTGCAAATGTCGCATCTGGCGGACCAGTCCATGCCAAACTTCCATCAGACAACCTCTTACCCCATTGCATTGCGACTAATGCGCACTTGTACGTTTTCCATGTGCTCTGGCTCCATGCCGTCAACGCCTCTGCCTCCGTCAAACATTCGGCAGTCGTCAGCCGCAACCACAACTCATCCCCTTTGCCGATCGGTCGCGACTTTTTGCGTTCGGCAATTTGCACTAACATGTCATCGCGAATTGCAAACTCTTTGCACGCTGCAAGCCACTTGCGAACAATTGCGGCTCGCATGTTGTACCTGTACCGCACGCTTTCCAGCGGTACCACCGCACATGCTGCAGCAAACCACACCGATGCTGTACATGGTGCCATCTGCTCGGCCAGTGCTGTCAACTTCGACCAATAGCGGCTTGGAGAGTGTGCGCCACGGTTTGTACTTCGGAAAGTAACTTCGCCGCATCCTCGCGGGTCAGTTGCAACGCCAGCAGTGTCGGCTTGTTCTTCGTCTGATTGCTCAACAGGTTGACCGCACGTTTGATCTGTGCCGCCACCGGGTACATCCTCGCCTTTGGTCCTGTTGTGTCCTGACATTCCTGTGTCGCCTTCTCAATAAGTGCCTTACGCTCCGCCAGTGTTCCAGCCTTTCGCACGCTCCGACACAATGACGCCAGCCTGTCATGGCTGCAGTTCGGGCTGGTGGCAAATTCATACAATGCCGGAAACACATCGCCATCATTCACCAACTCGCCGATGCTGACGCCGTCCGTGTTTCGCAGCTTGTTCGAGCATGGCAACCCCAGCTCCATTGCTCGCTGCCGGACCTTGTCCGTTCGCAGGGCTGCTGTGACCACATTGCTGCTGATTCCTGCCGTCCTTGCCGCAACATCCACCGACTGCCCATGCTGCTGCACCAAATCAATGGCCTGTGCAATTCGGACCTCGCGTGATTCGCGTTTGCCGTTGACTGTGTTCAGCCGCTTCGCCAGTGTGGCTGCCTCAAACGCTCCGCACTCTACGACAATGGCAGGCACTGAGGCCGCACCGATCTTGACCGCAGCCTGCAGCCGATGATTGCCGCCAATAACCTGCAGTTTCTTTTTGCCGTCAATTGCTGCCAGCACAATATGCGGGAACACATCACCGGCACGCATTGCGCACAGGTAATCGTCAACCAGTTCCGCGTCAATAGGCTTCTGCCGCGCCCCGTTTGGCGTCCGAGTGTCAATCTCGGTCTGAACTACGACCTCCCTCACGACGTGACTCAGGCCCATTTGTTGCATCATTGCAACGGCCTGCTCATCTGGTCGCCATTGTATCTGATCCATGCCACACCTCCGCAAACCAACCAACCAACCAACCAAACCCGCAGCGCACCATACGCCGCTTGTGTGTATTCGTCCCCGGCCCTGCAGTCACCGGGAGTGGTCGCGAGGCTCGCGACTGCGGACTGCAGGACCAGGGGACCGGACAGCTTACGCCGCCCGAAGGGATCATTTGTGCCGAAAGATTGCCTTTGCCCGTGGGCAGTAGTACTGTGATTTCTTGCCCGGATCAACAACCCGCACAACGCCGCTCCCCAGCGTTTCGAGGTCTTCCAGATCCCGACTGAATGCTCGTTCATATGCGTAGCCGAGTGTATTGCAGCACTCGCGTTTGGTGCGTTTGCCAGTGCAAAGAAACGCCTCAAGGCTCTTCAACCGCTCCACGATTTCCAACCGCTTGTCCATCACTGGCCACGCCCTCCGTTTTGTCCTCTGACCGCCTGACGTTGTGGCTGCTTGCGGCTGCTGGTCACGATGCGGGCAAACCAGTCAAGCGCGAAAAACATCAGGACCAGCCCGAACACCCCGGCGAACGCACCGCACGTGAATCCGAATTGCACGTCGTGATTCCAGAGTAGTTGCCATTTTTGTTCGTTGCTCATCCCTCACCCCCGATCTGACTTGCAGCCGCCCACGCAAACGCCACCGCAATCAGGCATCCCACGATATCCTCAATCATTGGTCATTCCTCCCGCAAAAGGCCCCGCCGCACTCGCAGCGGGGCTGTGTTGTTGTTGAATCACTTTGCGTCTGGCGTGCGGTCTGCCCAATGGCCGGAAATCGTCCGATTGTGCTGACCCCAGACAATCACCCGATAACCGCCACTGCTGCCACCGTAGGGCTTCATTCCGGCCTGATATTCTGCCGTCAGCTTCTTCGCGATCTTGCGGGCCGTCTCAAGGCTGCCGCTCGTGCGTGCGACGTGCACCGTGTCACCAGACTGATACATTCCCTGTGTCGGAATAACTGCGTATGCGTTCTTCATTGTCCTGATCCCTCAATGATTGCCAGAGAAACCCGCCACACTGTGCAGCGGGTGTTGTGTGTGTGAAATCAGCAGCCGCCAAACTCGACAACGCTCAGGCGGAATGCTTCGCCCTTGTCCGTCTTGCCCCACACATCGTAAGTGCATTCACCGTCGGCGTCTTCGACGCTCGCATTGGCTGCGTAGTCGATTTCGTCGATCCCTGTCAGCGCGTCTTCCATCCAGTCCAGATTGCCGGATGCTTCGACTCGCACGCGAACCTCAACCGTGCGGTCTTCGCTGATGCTGGTTGCGATTGCTGCGGACATCTTTGCGGCTCGTGTCGTCATCGTCATTCTCCCAGTTTTTTTGTGTCGCTTGCAACCCCTTAGTTGCTCGCATGGGTACAGTCTACACTATCGGCACGGTGTGTCAACCCCATTCAGACAAATTTGGAAGAATTTTCAGAACAGCACCCCCTGCCGCAGTCGTTCGGCTGCGTCAAATCTCGCCCTGCTGCTCAACGATGCGTCGTCCAATCCACTCAGCCACCTGTGGGACTACGGCGTTTCCGAGTCCTCGCAGTCGGTCCACCCTGGAGGGAATCCCATCAGATATTCCACCACTGTGACCGGCGGGTACACCAGATTCCACAACTGCCGAAAGTAGTCGCGTAAATTGTTCATTGGACCACGTTTCAGCCGTTTTTGCGACCTTCCCGCGCCTTTGCCGTCGCAGGCGTTTGGCGTCGGTGTGGTAGGCTGTGATAAACATTCTCTCGCGTAGGTGATGGTTGCCAAACTGCGCCGCGAATATGCAATCCCATTCCGCATCATACCCGATCGCGGCCAACGTCCCGAGAACTCTGTCCAGCCCCCGAGTAAGCAGCGCTGCCACGTTCTCCAGCACCACGACTCTGGGCTGCAATTCTCGAACCACGCGAACGGCTTCGAAGAACAATCCGGACCGTTCGCCCTCAAGTCCTGCCCCGAGTCCGGCGTAGGAAATATCCTGACACGGGAACCCGCCGCAGACAACATCGACGGGCTGCAGGTTGTGTGCCCCACACTGCCGGATGTCTCGTTCTCTGTGAACTGCTGGCCAATGTTTTGCGAGCACTCTGTTGGCGTAATCGTCAATTTCCACCTGCCATTTGCAGACCATTCCAGCCCGCTCGAAACCCAAATCAAATCCGCCGATGCCTGCAAACAGGCTCCCGAATGTCAGCGATTGCCCGTCGCTCACTGCTCAAATCTCCTCGCCTGTCAGGTTGTGGATTTCGATTTTGCTACTGCTCTGTGCCAGATGCAGCATCCCCGCAATGATCTGGTCCACGGTGTTCGCCGCCTCCTTCGCCGACGAAAATTTACGCGAGCGATACACAGGCGAGCTACCTCGCATCAGTCGCCACTGATAGAACCCGACGCCTGTTTTCACAATCTCAAAACGTATCACCGTGTCCTCCGAATCTGAAACGTATTCACGATTGCGTGCACGGACTCATCCGGCAACCCCGCCATCACCTCCCTGCAGTCCCCGTGGTACAGCGTGACGCCGTCCTGCTCGAAGTATGGTGTCATTGTTGTGGCCTCAGCATTTGTGCCGCCGAATACTCACTCACACCTTCGCATGTCCTCACGTAATGCCGCACCGGATGTCCTGGTTTTACATGCACGCCGACGATAACGCCGCGATACCATGCATTGTGCCACCAGACCTCAACCGCTTCACCCCTTGCGTACTCGATCACGTTCCAATTCATCACTCACCCCCATACGGTTTGCATTCCGACCGCAGCACAACCACACCAGACGTTGCATCGACAATCTGCCACCACTCGATTCCCACTGCCTGCACGGCCTCTGTGGCTGCAGCCTTCGCCGCATCCAGCGTCGGATAAATGCCCAGCAGATCATTCATGCCGCCGGATGGGTAGTACACCTCACCGCCAAATAACCAGTGCCAGCCTGTCATTGTTTCACCCCCTCCAACGTGACGATGGCTGTTTTCAGCGCGTTGCGCGTAAGCTGAATGCGATTCAGCACACCTCGCAAAAACGCCTCCAGCCCACCCTCACCGAATTCAGCGTCGTGCTCCTCTGGTGTACTCTGCTGCATCGCTCCTGCAATCATTTGCAACATTCGCTGTTCAGCCGCATTCAAATCGCTCGTTCTCATTCCTTCACCCTCCAAGCAATGACATCATCGTACCTACCCGTTGACTCCCGCCAGTCCTCGATGGTCCATCCATCCCGCCGCAGCGAGTCTACGCTGTCCTGCGTCTGGATGTCCTCGATCACGTACACGCCGCCGGGTCTCAACCGACGCCCCATGACCTCAGCAGTTGCCGTGTAGTCGTAGTACAGGTGTGACCCATCGTCGATGATCAGATCCAGCACTGGCACCGCTCGGGCAATCGTTCGCGCATCCTCCGGCATGACGCCAAACATCACAGCAGGCCCGCAGTGACTCTGTGACACGTCTCGGTCTACTCCATACACATCTGTCACACCAGCAGCCTGCCAAGCCCTCAGACTGGCCCCGCGATATACCCCAATCTCCAGCACTGCCGTCGGTCGCAGCCGGGCAAACAGCTCGTCATAGAATGACCCGTAATTGTGCGTAGAGACTTTGTCGGACCCGTAGACGCTCAGCCACTGACTGACACGCATTCCCCGCGCCCGTTGTCCGTGCTCGCGATAGTCTGCAGATGCCTGCCCGCTTGGTGCAATCGCTGCATCGACCGCCGCCAGATCCACCGGCCACGCATCCGGCTGCCAATTGCCCGCAGGGGTGCCCCTGTACTTCGGCAGCGTGCTGGTCTCAGCGTCCCCGTGGCGTACCCAGATCCAGCCAGGCTTGAGCGATGCTCGGACACTCCGCCATTCCCGCTGAATCACAGCATGCGCTTTGTGGTGTGGGTCAATGCCCCGAGACGTGCTCAGTGTCAGATATTGATTCCCCTTGTGCTCCAAGCGGAACATCTGCCCGCGCCAATACACCAGGCCAACAGGCCAGATAATCGCCCGCTCGCGGTGCACCATTCCGCAGTGATGAACGATCTCGCAGAAGTCAGCGCGCAACACGTCATCATCATCAACACGCCCGATGATGCAGTGCCCTTCCGGGATCTGCCAGCTCTCGCCGTACAGCTGCCACGTGTCCCGATACAGCACAACGCAATCGCAGCCAGTGCCAGCGTATCCTGCCAGTCGTTCCTGCAGGTGCACGTCATCTGCAGAGACCACGATGTGCAGCGTGGGCTTTCGCGTCTGCGCTGCCAGACTCGGCAGCAGTGTGGCTCGGCTGATCTCAAGGCGCCTCAAAGACAACACCGGGTCCGTGTAATGGGACATGATGCAGAGAATGTGGGGACTGGTCATAGAACGTCCCCTCCCAACAGAGTCTCAATCGCACCGTCCACGTCCTGCGATGGCACTGCGTATGACTCCTCTTCATCGTCCTCGTGCATCAGCATGATCCGCTCAGCGTTCTCTAGCGTGTCGGCCACTTGAATCGCAGCCTTTGCCACGCCGATCAGCGTCTTCAAATCGGCGATGAATTCGGGAGGGTAATGCGGTTGCCAGTGCTCCGCCCACTGCTCCAGACGTTCAATCGTTTTTGCCAGTTCGTCAGTCATGTTTGCCCCTCCTGCAAAATCTGAATCGCCTTAACCACGTCGTCAAATCTCAGCCAACTGCCGTCTGCATAAGGCACCATTATTTCTGGCCGAAACGCCTTTGTTCCGCAGTTGTACCGCTGTGCCCGCTGCAGCACCTGCAGTGCCCGCTGGATGCGGTCCTCACGCCTGCCGATCATAGATGATGCCTCGCTTAACGCCCGCTGTGTTGAGTCACTCATTCTGTCACCCTTTCCACATTCCAAACTGATTCCCCGATACACCGCACAACAAACCGAATGCCGCGCTTTTTGAACCGCCATTTTGCCCGGACGATATCGCACCTTTCGACGCCCCGCACGACTGTACCCTGACCCGCTCGCAGACGCTCAACGGCCCGCATCACTCGCGACAATTCCGCCTCACGCCTGATCCTGATGGTTTTGTTTTTCGGCAGCTTCAAGACGGTCGGGACCGAATCCCGCACGACCACGCGAAACCTGTACGGCCTTCGCAGCACCCGCGCCCACTCATTCAGCTTCACCACGCTTTTCTGCACGGCCACCGGATCACGCCCCGGAAACCTCCGGGACTTGCCGGTCTTCCACTCCGGACTGTCGGCAACCTCGACCGACTCGACCAGCCATACCCGCAGCCCGTCCGGCGTCCTCAGTGTCTTCAGCCGCAGCCCGTCGCTGCGTTCAGCGTTCAGGGTGCCCACGCCCCTGCGGATCTGGCGTTCCTCGCAGGACGGTACCGTCAGGAGTGTGGATTGCCCCAGCGTCAGATCCTGCAGGTTGTGACGTCTGATTGCCAACGGAATCATCGCCCCGCCCTCCGCTCCAAATACTGCTCTCGTGCTGTGTCCGGATTCCACCCCAAACATTCATAGACCGCCCGCCAGCGTTCCTCATGTGTCTCCGGCGTGCAGTCCTCCGCAGCCTGCAGCACCTCGCCTAATCGCCTATACGCCTGCCACTGCCGCAACGTCTGCCGCCAGAATGTCTCAACGACATGCAACCACTCGCCCAGCCCGCAATCGTAAAATGTGCAGTCATGGCGGAACACCGCCCGATATCTCGGATCGTACTGCACATGACTCGTGCACGCTCCGCTGATGACCTCGCCCGTAATGCGTCCGTTGCGGTCGACCTCCAGAAACCAATCTGACACCACCGGGATTGGCGGACAGTGCTCCAGCAGGTGCTCACGCTCACGCGCTGCAAAGGCCCTCAAGGACTCCAGTTGTTGCTCACTCATGCCGCACCCCCGATCGTAATGAATTCACGCACCAAATCCGCCCACGACTTCGCCGGAAACTGATACAGGTCATATGGTGCCCGACCCTGCTGTATCTGCTCCAACTCCCACGCGCCGACGGCCCTGTCTGCAGCAATGACTGCCTCCCAGCTCATGCTGCCAGGCTGCGGAACTCGCATCGGCAACCGCCGCACGATTGCAGCGTCAATCTCATCCTGATCCATCCGCAGCCGTGCTGTCACATATGGTCGCACCACGTCGCCTGTCAGCACCTCGTGGCAATCGTGCAGCAATGCCCACAGCCGCGCCCTGTCTGATGCCGTTGGGTCAGCGTCCACGCGCTCAAACACGTGCAGACTGTGCCGCAGCACAGTGCAGTTCGGCACCTGCCCGCCGAATCGGTTGATGCGGTGCAGGCATTCCGCCACACGCTGCGGATCATTGCGGATTGCGTTTGCCAGTTGTTCGGGTGTTTGGATAAGACTCATGGTACCTGTTCCTCCTTAAAAGCCCGACGGATCTCCGCCAGCACTGCGTCGACAGCCTGCTCAGCAGTGGCACCGACTGCGTGCGTCCACGGCCAGCCGCTGCTGCGGACGCTCCAATGCTTCACGCCTCCGACTTTCGGCGGACTGACTCGCATCTCAGCAAAAAACAAATCCATCCGCTCAATTGCCGATTGCAGCTTTTTCCGCAACTCCGCGTTCTCGGCCTCCAGTTGTTGCATTTCCCTTTCCATCATTTCGCCACTCATGACCCTTTTTCCCCCTCTGCCTTAAGCTCCGCGGCCCGTCGGTAATACCACCTCAAAATATGCTGCAACCCAGCATCACGACTCACAAAAAACTTATCCAGATCCGCAGCCCACTCCGGCTCCAGTGTCACGGTTGCCTGCAGGCTTGCGTTTACCTGCGCGACCGCCGCCTGCAACTCAGCATTCTCGCGTTGCAGATCCTGCACCCTGCGACTAAGAGTTTCCCACGTGGCCTTCAGCATTCCTTGCAGTGCCTCGATCCTCCACTCTGGAGAATCTGTGTCAGCCCGTTTCCGCGGTGGTGGTGGCGATGTCGGACGGTTTTCCGGCTGTTCGCCGGATGGTGGTGGTGTAGGTTGTTTTGCACTCATGGTACCTGCCCCTCTGCGTCGTCCTCAATCAGTCGCGACGCAATGCCCGGCAAATATCCCAGCACAGCCACAGCCAGCGGGCTGCAGTCGTCGGGATGTTCTGCGACCAACTCCAGCACTGGACGCAGCCACGCCTGCATCGCCTCCAATACCTGCTGTCGCCCTGCCGATGCTCTGCTGTGCTCAATCGCTCCGGCCAACTGGTTTCGGTACCGGTCGCGTTCCCGCGTCAGCGTCTGCAGCTGTTCCCGCAACTCCTGCAGTTCGGCGTTGACCTGCTGGCCTCTGATGCAACTTTCGTGATATGCAGCCGCCATCGCGTCCCGCTCTTTTGTTATCTGCTCCTGAGACGCGATCAGTTGCGCGAAACGTTGCTGTGCTACCATTTGCTCGTGTTGGTGGTGCCTGCGCAACTGTTCCATCGTCTCCGGCTCGCTGTCGCTCGGCTGCTGTGGCTCGATACGACGGCGGTATGTGCCACCGCGGCCCTCGCGTGCGAGCCTTCCCGGCACCCTCGTGCGAAGCCACAGGCCGGTATTGTTTTTCAGCATGTCGCCGTCCTGCAACAATTCATCCGGCTCAACATCCCGCCAGCCCGGCCCGCTTGGGTCGTCTGGGGTTAGCTGTGGCTCTGGTTGTGGCTCTGGTTGTGGCTCTGGTTGTGGCTCTGGCTCTGCCTGTTGTTCGATGCGTCGGCGGTAAACACCTTGCCATGTGCATCGGGAGCCAGCAGCGTCGGTGTGCACGAATCTCGTGCCATCGGAGAGCATGTCACTCGATTGCAGAATTTCGCCCACCTCAACATCCCGCCACCCCTCGCCGCTCGGGTCGTCTGCCTGCTGTGTTTGTTGTTCGTCGCTCACTGCTTTTCCTCCTCATTCCCAATAGACTGCTGATGCACGGTAATCAATCGCCAACCGCTCCATTCACCACGTTTCACGCCGGCCTTTAGCGCCTTCACCAGCGAAAGGTGCGATTTGTGCCGGCTCGCAAAATCCACCCATCGACAATTGCCCAGTGCCGGCTCAAATTGCAAAACCATTGCTCGCAATTTCACTTGCCGTCCTCCCTCTGGATCTGTGGTTCTGCTGCTGCCAGTTCCGCAGCCTCATACCATATCGAGTCGTCGATCGGCCCTCCTGCCGAAATCAACGCCACCGCAAACCGCCGCGTCAGTTCCTGACGTTCCTCCTGCTCCGGCGTGATGCTCGCGTCTGCCCACTCGCCGCAGCGGTCTGTTGCCGCCGACTGCGGGACCGTCCCGTCAGTGTCCATTGGCGGATTGCGTCTGCACATTCCGTAGGACGCAAATGGATACCGATCCCACCACCGACAATTCTCACACCTTCGTTCTGTCATCGTCACACCTCCCCTCAAAAGCCCACATACCGAAAAATCTCCCTCGGCATACACCGAAGGGTGTTGAGGCAATGCGCTCGCATCGCCTGCTCTGTCACTGGCCGGCCCAGCTGCCGCTCGACCTCCTGCAGGAAGTCCCGCCACCTCGGCCTCTCCAAACCCATTTTCACCCACTCCCGATGCCGCCGCACAATCACCGCGTCAATTGCCTGCTGATCCATCCGCAAACGCGCATTGACATAGGGGCGCACCACATCCCCCGTGAGTATCTCGTGGCAGTCATGCAGAAGTGCCCACAGCCGCGCACCGTTCGAAGCTTCCGGGTCAGCGTCAATCCTGTAGTACACTTCCAGGCTGTGCCGCAGCACAGTGCAGTTCGGCACCTGTCCGCCGAATCGGTTGATCCGGCCCAAGCACGCCGCCACCCGCTCCGGGTCCGTGACGATTGCCTCTGCCAGTTGCTCTGCTGTTGTTATCAGTCCCATTGTGCCCCTCCGAAAAAACGCCCGCCGGTTGGCGGGCTGATGTTACACCGACTCCACCACACCGCCCACCAACGCCGCAACTGCGTCTGCCTCCGTGTGCGATTGATAGACCCCGAACCGAGACCGCCCACCGTTGCTCAGCCTAATCCAGACTGCCCACTGCATGATTCTGATCCCTCAAAAACCGATTGGAAACCCGGCAGACAGTCCGCCGGGTTGGTTGTCTCACTCTGCCAGCACCTGCCCGCAGTCTGCACAGATGGTCTGCGGGTCGCTCGTGGTCGGTAGGCTGATGCTGTCGTGTGGGCAGGTCATTGTGTCACCTCAGGCCGTCTGCAGGTTCCGCTTCTGCCATCCGGCAACTACGCTCATCGCTGACCGCACTGCGGGCTGTGCTTTGAGTGCGGCAAAGTCGGATTCTGCCAGACGTCCAATCGCGTCTACAGCCGCTTCCATTGCCGTGTGGCATTCTGCGATCAACTCTGCCCGTCGGTGCATACGCTTAAAAATGGTTGTCGATGACAAGTGACCACTTGTCAGGCTGTAATTGACTTCTTCGCTGAATGCTGCTGCGGCTGCCAGAATCAGAGTTTTTGCTGTGTTGACTTCCATCACTGTATCTCCCGGTCTTGAGTGTTTGTTCCTCGCGGCCCTTACCGCACGTCCACATCTTACACTATCGGCACAACGTGTCAACGGTCTTTCGGACAATCTGCAAAGAAAAACAAAAAACCCCGGAGAGTGTCCGGGGTTCGGGGGCTGTCAGGCTGTTGCCAGTTCTTCCGTTCGTCGCATCCAGTAATCCAGCGTTTCTCCGTCGTGATACAGCTTCCAACTTTCTGCCCCGTTGTCATTGATGCCGTACCGTTGTACGGCTCGCTTCCGCAGGTCTGCTGTGTACTCGGCTGACAGTTCCCGCACCGGGCTGATGTATTTCACATTGCTGTCAACCAGAACGGCTCCCGGCTCGGGGCAGTCGGTTGCGTATCCCTTGACGTGCCCCATTGAACCTGAAGTGCCACGGCTTTCGGCTGAAGCCATTTCGCCGGACGGCAGCAGCCAGTTACGGCTGATGTATTCCAGATCAATGCTGCCATCAAACCCGCCGAAGGTGAACTGACGGCAGATGTCCAGCACCTGACCGCTGCGGGGTCCGTCTGTCCAGCATACCCTCATTGCGTTGCTGTCACTGCGGACGCTGAATTTGACCACTGGGAACGCCTTCTTCAGGGCTGCCCGAATCAGGACTGCAACGTCCTTCGCTGCCAGATAGGCAATGCCGCGTTCGTTGCGACTGTTGCGGGCGGTTTCGATGATCGTCTTGACGTTTGCCATTGTCCTGTCTCCCGGTTTGAGTGTTTGTCCCTCGCGGCCCTCACCGCGATGGATGTAGAATACACTATCGGCACCGCATGTCAACGGTCTTCAGCAGAATCTCGAAAGATTTTTGGAAACTACTGAATCGGCTGCGGTTGATTGCACTTCCACGTTGACGGATGCCTGCGTTTCACTGGCTTCCGCTGCGGTCTGCCGACCTTGCGGAACTCAGGGCGGAATCCGGAATCCTCAGTCTCTCCGGTTGCGGGTGTGGGCAGCAGCTCGCTGAGATACTGCCTCAGAGGCTCATTCCAGCCCGTTGCCACGTGATTCAGGACACTGGCCAGCCGCGCCCGTTGCCGCAGCTCTGGCAACGTCACAGGGGCCAGCAGGCGGCAGAAAAACGGCTCCGGTCGAATAGGGCGGGATCTGTGGACGTTGCCATACAGCACCTCCCAAAGCAGCGTATTCGACTGCAGGTCGAACCGCTCGAACAGATCCGCCAATTTGCTTTTCTCCGCATGGTGTGGCAGGTGTGTGGCGTAGTCGTGGTTCGTGTGTCCGGCCTCGCGAAGGATTCGCATTGTGTTCGATTTGCGTTTCTGCCACGAATTCGAGACATCCTCCCGCCAACCGTACGCGCGAGGCTGCTGCAGCTCATCGAGTGAAACGGGTTTCAGGAAATAGATATCATCCATCATCCACACGAATTCGGACTGAATCTCCGGGTGTGTGGCTATGACCGCCATCTTGTTCAGCATGTCCCGGAAGCCCCGGTTTGCCGTCGGGCCGATCCTCGGGCAATCAATCACGTGACCACGCCACCACGGCGGACGGTCGCCGACGATCGTACACAGGGCCTTGCCCTCGTAATGCTGCTCGACGCTCCGAATACTCCAGCGGATCTCGTCCCCACTTGCTCCGGCGTGCCAGTACGGCCAGACGAACTGCAACACGTCCACACGCCGCTTGACCGTGCCACAACCACCGCAGGTACGGGGCCGGGGAACGTACACGCCCTGAGATTGCTGCAGCGTGTAGAGTCGGCTGTTGTCGCTCAGGTAGTCTGGCTCAGTCCGCAGCAGGCAGCCGCTGCAGATCTCCAGCGGGACCGTACCCATGTGCAGAATGTCGGGATGCTCGCAGCCGCATTCAGTCGCAGTCATCGGGACACGATACCGGCAGCGGTTCACACCGTCCTCCACGGTTCAATGAAGATGGTTTCGGGGAACGTGCCCCTGTGGAATTGATAACTGATGTTATTCCCCGGACCAATTCCCCACGATTCCCATCCCGCGCCGTCCGGGTTTCGCCGTTCTCGGTTTCCGTAGGCCGTTTTCCACGTCAGCGCAATCCGGCTCATGCACGAAAATTTGTCGACAACCACTTCCGTTTCGTATTCAACCTGTAACAGCTCGCGTTGTATTGGCACGCTGGTCGGCGAGCAATTCACCAAACCACGAAACAATAATATCGCCTGCACCACATACCGCAGCGGATTGTTGATTTCGTCGATCGTTTTGAATCTGACACTGCAGGCTGGCTGTGTTGCACATGGCATCGTTGCTATGCCGTCACGGGGGACAAATTGCCCGTTGATCACTCGGGTGCAATCGATCGGATCTCCAAGGGCTGGTGGATTGTATGGCGGATTCTGCGTGCCATAGAGGCAATTGTATGGAGGGAATCCCGGCGCGACCGGGAAAAGGGTATCTCCACCGGGATCTGCAAACGGTGGCATTTGCACGCGAAACGGTCGCAGCATGTTAGCGCAGCCCCAGTCGCCAAACTGTGTCGGCCCTCGCTGTATCATTCCCGGCCTTCCAAGTGTTACACGGTAGGCGGTCGCGCGTACTCCTGCGATGCACGCTGTGCACGGCTCGGGTCTGTATGGCTCCGATGGCGGGATCGACTCCGGCCAACTCGACTGACTCGGGAATGATCCAGACCAGTCGCCGGACTGCGCGCCGCTTGCCGGGTAGCTCTGGCTGTCCTCCGTGCACTGACACCCGCAGCCCACCAGCATCTCACGGCCCTCCTGTGCCTGCAGACGCCTCTGGTTCTACGCTTGCTCCAATGCTCGCCAGCAGACTGGACGCACCTTGCGAATTCGGTCCGCAGTCGGCCTTGTATGGCGTCCATTCACCGCACATGAATTCGATGCCGATGAGGGTGTCAGCGTCTATGGAAATGTTTTCGAAACGGTTGACCACCGTGACAGTTTCGTCAGTCACCTCAAGATCGCCGTTCGCCTTACGGTCGATCAGGTGGGCGGTGGCTGTGCTCGGGTCTGCAAACATATCAACGGCTGCCAGCAGGTCAGCGTCAAGAATTGCCCACCGGCGTTCCTGTCCCTGCTGTCGTGTTCTGCCGGCCTCACCGCCACCGTACATCTGCGCGTAGTGCCGGACCGTTGACTGAATCTGTGCCAACAGTTTCGGCCCGATCAGATATCCCGGCGCGTCAGCCATTGCTTAACTTTCGTAGTGGATTGCACGCACCTTGCAGGATGCCGTGTTTGCCTTCAGGTACAACGTTGCTCCCGGCTCCATTCGGAACGGACCTGCAGTCTCACCAGCTCGCAACCGGCCACCGTACACACCAGCAGCGAATCCCCACTGAACGTAATTGGTTGTATCAAGATTCTGCAGCAACACGAATCCATTCGTGCTGATGTCTGTAAACGTGATGCTTTCCTCAGTCGTGCCAATCGTGTGCTTGCGGTCGTCCTGTCCCGTGCCGCTCTGATCGTACTGTTTCCGCAGCGCGGGGAAGGTGTGACTGTCCGCCGTGTTAGTCGCGTGTCGCCGCTCCATTGCCAGCGTAATCGTAATTTCGTTCGCCATGTGTTCGCCTCAGGTCAGCGGAAGTAAATTGAAGTCGTAGGCTGGATACAAATTGAATGCCCCGAACACGGCATTCACCGGGGAAGGATTCGCAAGCACAGCCCCGGAACCATTCAGACACACCGGCGATGTCGGCAGTGTACCGTCAGTGTTCGTGATAATCTTCCGATCGGTGCCAGACTTGTAGCGGAATCCGGCGTCCAATGGCTGCGCGGCCCAACCATCTTTGTTGAGCTTCATCGTCATCGTCATCTGGCGGAAACGGGTGTTGTTGCGGAACTCCCACGGTCCCAGTCGCGGGGCTGACAGTTTGGCCTTCCCGATCGGCACCGCAAATCCATCGACAACAAAGGCCAGACTGTTTACCGCGTCTTCGCTGGTGATGATCCAGTCAGGGACCGCAGCCACGTTTTTTACGATGGAAATCACGCGCCGTGTTCGCTCACGAAACAGCCCCTCGAACGGGTCACCTGCGCTGTTTAAGACGGCTTTGTTGTCGCGGTCGAATATCGCCACCTCTTCGAAGTTTTCGCCGTCCCAACTGATCTGTGCAGGCTGCACCAGCGGATTCTCTGACAGCTCAAAACTGCTGTCATAATTTGCGGTCACGGTCCAGTTGTTGCGGTCCTTGCCTCCAGCCCTGGCCACCGTCAGCGACCGGCACCACGCCTGCGGATCTTCGTAATGCACGCTGCCGATTCGTGGCAGATTGTTGTTGCTGCCGACCGTGTAGGGGCCTTCGCTCGCAGTTGTTGACAGCCCGTACTGCCGCGTATATTTGCGCACGCCCAAATCATTCGTCGCCGTCTCACCGTCAGGCAGCGGACCGTTAAAAATCACAGCCATTCACGCACCCTCCGCCACAGCAAATTCTGGCTTGTTCTGTTTGATTGCTGCCACCAGATCCTTCGTCTGCTTTTCAGTTGCCGCCACGTTGGGATCTTTGCGGCCCATACTTCGAAGGATTGTGCTGAATGCCTCACCACTGCCACGCATTGCAGCACCCGCAAATCGCGGCTCCTGACTGACCGCCGCCGGAGCTGTCTGCTGATCCAGTTGTTTCATCTCGTCTTGCACCTGCTTTGCCGCCAGTGCCGCCTCCATGACGTTCAGCATTCCGGACTTTTCCAGTTCGTTGATTCGCTCCAGTCGTTCGTCGAGTTTTTGCCTCGGTGTTTTGATGCTGTCTTTGATCGCATCCACCTCAGCCTGCAGTGCCGCTTTGCTCTGCTCTGCCGCTGCTGTGATGTCGGCCTGTCTCTTCGCCTCTTCCTCTTGTTGCGCCAACAACTTCTCCCGCTCGGCCTGCATCTGCCGCAGTGCCTCAATCTGTGCGTTACTCGCCCCAGCCTGCAGCATGCGCTGAAACTCGATTTCCTGCGCGGTCGTCTCGCCTCGCAGGATACTTAATTCCTTCTGCAGTTCTTTGGTCTTTTCGCCCACGCCGGTAAACGCATCAATTGCCGCTTGCTTGTACGACTGGAACTGCTCCGGCGTCATGTCGGTACGCCCGAGTTTCCGCAGCGTGTTGAAGTCGTCGGTCAACTGTGCAATCTTGCGGCGCAGGGCCTCAGCCTGCCCCTGTGCAGACTGCGTGTTCATCTGTTCGATTGACTTGACGAATGCCCCGACGTTTTCGCCTTTGACGTCCAGCACACTCTTCTGCGGTTGTGCTTGTGCTTTCTTCACTCGCTCTGTTTGGTCGGCTGCATCTTTCAGCAGTCGCGCGGCCTCTTCGGTCTCCCGATTCTGTTCGGCAAAGCTTAACCCCAATAACGCAGCCGCTCCAGCAGCCAGCCCGAGACCGATTGATAATTCCAGCCAACCCTTCGGACCGCTCAGGGCCTTCGCAAATGCCTGCGCTTTTGCGTACGCCTGCACGGCCTTTGTGACTGCCTGCATGGCGAGAACCACGCCACCAATCACCGCAGCAGCTATCCCGAGCACCCCGAAGAAATCCCGATACTCCGTTACCAGCTTTGCCGTCAGGTTAAACAGCGGCGTCAGTATGTCCGCCACGAATGAACCAATCACCATTGCCAGCCCTGTAAACGACGTCAGAAGGTTGTCGATCGAATCGCCTAGTTCTGCCGCTGATACTGCCATGTCGTCGGTAATCATGGCACCGAATTCCACGCCCTTCTGCTGCATGTATTCAATGCCCTCTCCGCCCATTTGCAGCAACGGCAACAGGTCGCCAGCCCCCTTCCCAAATATCTCCATTGCAGCAGCGGCCTGCTGTGATGGATCTGAGATTCCGGCTATCGCGTCGGCCACCATCTTGAACTGCTGCTCAGGATTCGCCGCCAGCATTTGCGTAGTTGACAGCCCGAGTGCCTGCAGTTTCTCCGCTGCCTGTGCCGATCCGCTGCGGACCTCGCCCATCAGCTTCGCCATTTTCATCAGTCCGCCTTGCACGGACTCAATGCTGGTGTCTGACAGTTTGGCAGCGTAAGACAGCGTTGATAACGCTTCCACGCTCACGCCCGTGCGCTTTGCCATGTCGTCAAAGGCTGATCCGACTCGCACGAACTGCGCCACGGATGCAGTAGCAAACGCCACTGATGCCGCCGCAAACGCAGTCATGTAGCCTTGTGCCTCCTGCAATCCGGACTGCACGCCCTTAGAATTGGCGGTGAGATTGACGACCAAATCACCCAGGCTTGCCATCGTTCCCGCCTATCATTTGCAAAGCTTTGTAGTCTGGACCGTCATCGCCTGCCGGCAGGTATTCCGCCAGTGCGTGCACCGTGTCCGAAAACCATTCCGACGTCGCATGCTCCGCACTCATTTGACAGGCCATCAGATTCGCCGTGCTGATTGCGTTCCGCAGGTCTGCCCGACGTTCTCCCCACGGTGCAGCGACATACATTGCCAGTTGCGTCTGCCACTGAAACGGCGTGTGTTCTTCTCTGACATTCCACCAGTCATGCCGTCCGAGACTTCGGGCAAACTCCGCCGCAAACTTTGCCTCGAAGTCTCGTTTCAGTTTTTTGTCAGTGACTCCTGATCGACTGGTTTACTAAGCTTTGTCATCGCCTGCATGATGGCATTCAGCAGCCCTGGTGTCACCTGGTCTTCAGCATCCAGTTTCACCCTTGCTGCCAGTTGTTCCGGCGTTTCTTCCGGCTCCTCTTTATATGCTCGGATGCCGTGCTCATCCACAAGACAATAGGCAAGACTCAGCCACGTCTTCGCGTCCGCGTCAGCCAGTGCCGCTACTCGGTTGATTTGCCGGAAAGTCAATTCCTGCACATACAACCCAGTATCACCAACGGCCAACGATTGCCGTTTTTTCAACCGCTCGAATATGCTCATAACTCTGCCTCCTCCAAGGCTTGTTTTGCTCTCTGATACTCGCCCCACTTCGGCCCCGGCTTGTAGCTCAGATCGGCGTTATATCCAAGGATCACGCCGGCCCGGTACAAATCACGGTCCCCCTTGTTATTGATGCCCAGCGCGTTCATTTCATACTCAACACGCAAGACGTCAATTTCCTGTTGCGTCAGATTCAACGCCGCAGCGCATTCATCGTCTGCCGGTGCCGCCTGTCCTGTCCTGCACAACTGCAGGGCAATCGGTCCCTCAAAGACAGTGCCTGCCGGATACACGGCAACGCTGACGGGCTGCCCGGAACTGTTCTTTCCGGGCACCCATTGAACAAGCGGCTGCAGCTCTGGAGTCACCTTTGAGATATCACAGAACTGCTGCAAATGCAAACGCGCCTTCATCAGGTCACGGCCCCAGTAGTCTCAATTGTGAATGACCCCCGCAGCATGTCGCCGGGACTTGCGGTGCGGTCAAAGCCCATGCCCAACCCCGAGTAAATCTCGTTCGTCGGTGTGGCGTCGGCATACGTTATTTTGAAGTTGTTCGTGCCCGCTGCTCGAACCTTCGCAATGAATGCAATGTGCACCGTGTCATCAGGATCGTACAGGCACTCGCCGCTGATGGTGGCATTGTCAACATAGCCTGTGTTGTTCTTCGTCTTCGCCGCGCCGCCGTCAAGCGTGGTTGTGTCCACGGTTTCGGCTTTTTCGCCCGCGATGTTCAGGCTGCTGATCTGCGGGAATGCTGTGTACACGCTGGTGATTTCCATCAGTAGCGCGGTGCCTTTGCTGGGGACTTTGTTCGGCATGTCTCAACCCTTTCCGGTTGCTTGTACTAAACGACGTGCGGCAGCACTTGCACGCGCTTTTGCTGCCTTCTTCTCGATCTTTTTCGCTCGTGCTTCCAAGTATCTGCGGCCTGCTCTGACCATGACGGCTTGCATTTCCGAGATGCTTTTTTTTGCAGCCTTCGCTGCCAGCCCTTCCTGCAGTGCCGGCATTTGCCCTGTCGGTCGTCCTGTGCCTGTCCGCTCGGCTTGCCGCTTACGTTGTCGCAGGCTCAACGGTTTCCCCGAATCAATCGTGACGCCCTGATTGCCGTATCGCATACGCTCGCCAGTGCCTGCAATGAACCAGTGCACGTTCGCCGGACCGATACCGACTCCGCCGCGTGATGTTCGCTTGCGTCGGAACGGCACCTTCCGCGCATCCTTGCCGACGTTGAATCCGACCTTTGCCCGTGTGACGTTCTGCCGGTAAATCGTGACACGATTCCCCACAGCGTTGCCCGCCTCTTTCACTCGCGGGTCAAGGTCTTTTTTCATCTGCTTACCGATTACATTCAGGCCGGCTTTCAGCACAACGCGGGCCAGTTGTCGCCCCAGTTTTGTGTGCAGAAACTCCAACTCCGGCACCAGTATGTCAACGCCCTCAATCGTGATGCTTGCCTTCATGGCTTCACCTCGACACGGCATAGAATGCTGGCGACGAATGAACGGTCTTGGTGGAACATATCCCGCTCCATCAGCGGGGCCTGTGAATTGCTGACATCCCAAATGCGGACGCGCCAATCTGTGGTGGCGTAGTTCAGCAGCCGCAATTCAATCTGCCTCCGCAGCAGCTTCAATTGCTCCACTTCATCCTGTGTTTTCGTGTCCAGCTTCTTGCGTATCCAGACCCGAATCTGGTGGCTGCTGTTGTCCTGCAGATCCAGTGTTTCAACCAGTTGCTCTTCGGTTTCCTGAATCACGTCCACACGCAACTGGCGAAGGTCTTGCAGATCCTCAGTCAACTCATCAACCACCGTTGCCCGAACCTCGAGCGCGTAATCCGTGCCGCTGTTGATGCGGTCGCGGATTGCTTCGCAGGCTTCGGTTGATGGTGACAGCGTGGGCATGAATCAGACTTGCTTCGTATGTATTCTCGTCATTGTTGGTGTGATTCGCCTGAAGCACTTCTCCGACGTTGTCGGTGTGACCTCAAACCGCTTGCCGTCGCACGTGATGCGGTCGCCTGCCTCTGGTGTGTCGTATGGCAGGGCAGAAGTCAGGCCGATGAAATCCACCGGCCTGACCTCCACAATCAACCCGTTTCCTGTGTCCATGTACTGCGGTGCCAGGCTGCTGCGGCGCAGTGTGATGGTGGCTGAAGATGCCCCACGAATATACACGCAAGACTCTCCGGCGAACGCCAGCAGCGTCTCTGTCATACTCGTGGCAGCATCTTCGAAGCCAGTCGTCATTGCAGACCTCAGCGTGCGTCAGGAACGAGTGCAGCCTGTGCAGCACCAAGCTTCGTCAAGCCGGTGACAATCCAGAACCCGCTCTTCGTGTAGACGCACGTGTAGAGTGCTTCAGCAGTCAGGGCCAGCTCGTTCGTCGCGCCAACGGTGACCTCGTTGACCTTGTCAACAGCCACTGCAGAAATCAATTCGCAGGCAGTCGTGCCAATCAGAATTCGCAGCACCTGTCCAACATAACCAGCAGGCAGACTGATCTGCTTATCGGCGTTGTCGCTCGTGACCGTGACGAATGACGCACCGGCTGGAATCAGGCCAGTGGTTGCGCCGCCAGTGGTCGCGGTGACAGCCACCGGCCTCTGAGGATACGGAGCATTCAGCAGCACTCGTCCGGTGTTGTCGCCAGATCCGGCAGCCTGTGTTGCGATACCCATGTAAACGCCAGTGCCGATCTGGTTAGCGGCCCCGCTGCTTGCGTCTCCGCTGTCCGGTGTTCCAGTTGAATCCCAAAACACCGGCTGACCAATCACCCAAGCAGCGGTGGTCTTCGGGACATCGTAGATGCCTTCGATTGCCAAACTGCCTTTTTCGCTCGCGGCCAGATCGGTCGGCGTGATGCCAACAATACCGGCCTGCACGACGACGTCTCCGCCAACCACCGCAGCGGCTGGCGTGTAGTCTACAGCGTCATCGTCGCTGTAGAGAAATGCGGGACTCTGTGCCATCTGTATATGCTCCTGAATGGATTCAATTTGAAAAGACCCGGCAGCCACTGCTGCCGGGATTCACTCACTCGCCGCCTGTATCAGGCAGCACCCTTGCTCTTGACGCCTGCCAGGTATTCGGACTGCGAGCAGCCGAAGTCGTGGTAGCCACGGAACTGAATGCCGAGCGTGTTGAAATCAGCATCAGCAGATTCAACAGTCGGAGAACGCTGTCCATTCAGGAACGAGGTCACAACCGGCTTCAGCGTGTCGCCGAACAGGTACCACGCCGTGGAGCTGTAACCGCCACCATACACGGAATCAGACAGCTCAGATGCAACCACTACGCGGTACTTGCCCGCGTGGATGTTTGCGTCCGCTGCCTTCACAGCAGCCAGATTGCGGGCCACATACAGGGCCTCAGCAACGGCTTCCAGCTCCGGCGGAACCAGCAGCTTTGTTGCACGTCCGCCCAGCGTCATGCGGCTGGATTCTTCAGCACCAGTCACCAGCGGGGACTTCCGCTGACGGAAAGCCTTCACGCCAAGACTCAGGCCAACGCCATCGGTTCCGAGATTGGTCGTGCCGCCTTCAATGTAGTTCGTGCGGGCACTCGTCCAGAACGTCGTGTGATTCGCCAGAAAGGTCGTCCACACCAGACGATTCAGGCGACGGGCTGCGCCACGTCCGAGACGCACACGCAGATCATCAAACGCCCCGAGGTCATCGTTGATAATGTCCCGACGTGTCAGCGAAAACATCTTCGCGTAGGTGTCAGCAGAGCGATTGTAACTCTCTTCGCTGATCTTGCCGTGCTTCATCACGCCGCCCGGCCCCAGTTCCTCATACTCCATTTCGTCGTTGAGACGATATGATGTGTGAGTCTTGAAGTCCGAAACGCTTTTCACGTCGCTGATTTCTTCCCAGTTGTTATCCTCTTCCTCAAACCCTGCCAGCAGTTCCTTGTTGGCCAGATTGCTGAAGATGCCCGGAAGGCTGACCGTGCTGAATGCGGCCTGCAGATTCTGACCGCTCGCGTACTGCAGGGCCTCGCGCAGGTTGCCGTCATGCAATCGGCTGCCAACATGAATCGGCATTCCGTTTGCGGCAGCGGCCTGAATGATCACCTGCTGAAGACCAACGCGGCCACGGTACTGACTGTGTGCGGCCTGCAGTTCGGCGTCGGTGAAATGCTTGTCAGCCTTGTGCCCGCGTGCGACTGACAACGCTGCCTGCAGGATTCGGGTCTGGTCCCCGCTGCCCTGTGCCGCATTGAATGAAGTCGGTCGCGTGCGGTTCTGCGAATGCTGTCGCTTCAGTGCTTCCAGCTCAGTCTTCTCAACACTCCAGCCCTGCTCAATCGCAGTGGCTGCGATGTCGTGGAACCCACCAGCAGCGGCGTTGATTGCCGACGCTCGGCGATGCTCAGCAGCCAGACCCTGGCGGAATCCGGCCATCAGATCCACCTGTGCTGCAGCGGCTGCAGTGGTCGGTGCCACGGCTGCCATTGGCTCCGGCTTTTTCTCCGGCATGTTGTCGGCAGCAGCCACCTTCATCTTTGCGGCGTAGGCGTCCTGCAACGCGGCCTGCTGTTCTGGATTCATGGTGCTGGAATCCAGCCCCAAACTCTTTACCCAATCTTCAAACGACATAACCAGCCCTTTCGATGCTGCGGCTGCGGATGCAGCCAAATTAACTGACGTGCTCGAATCCGCACCAAGCGGCAGTATCGAGGTTTCCTTCAGAACACTTTTCACAGCCAGCACAAACGGCCCGGAAATCTCCTGCCCGTTCACGTTGACAACCTGACCCTCGGGGACTTCCACTGACTCCAGCACACGCGCCCCGATTGACGCCTGCCAAGTTTGCCCGGCTGCATCCTGTGCCAGCACAGTCTGCACTAATGGCGACACACCCGTGACTAGTCCGGCCAGCGTCAGCGTCTCGCCTGTGTTTGCGATTGCATCCGTGATACCCAGTGTGGCCTCCACCTCTTTGCGATGGTCAATTAAAATCGGGATCTGGTTAGGTGTCTGCAGCCCCCGCAGATCCACCACGACCGGATACTCAAACCCATCGACCGGCAACAGACCGCCGTTGTACGCCTCAATCCTGAACCGTCGCGGTTTTGCGCCGTCCGCCGCCTGCAGTTGTAGGCGATTCGTGATGCTTATGTTCTTCATTTCGCCACCTCGCGAGCGTTCTGCAATTGCTCGAACTTTGACCGCGCCCACGTCTGCCCAGCATCTCCGCCCCACAGTGCCCACGCAATCCGGCCATTGCTCGGGAATCCGTCTTCACCCGGACTGAAGCCATCAGCTTTTTTGTTGCCTTCGTGACGGCTGAAGAATGACACCATTCGGCTGACGGTCTCAGGCGACAGGCTCTTCCCGTTTGCAATGTCTCGTGCTCGCGCAATACCTACCGGGGTGCCTCCGCGCCCGTGTTCCTTGCGCCAATCCAGCCCGCGCTGCGCTTCCTGTTTCATGCCCTCTGACGGTGTCAGATCCACGTCAGACAGCGCAGCCATGATGTCAGCGTCTGCAGCGTCAACCTGCTGCAATTCGTCATCCGTCACACCGCTCGCCAGTGCATCATCGAGCAACGCCCGAGACCGCTCGGGACTCAGGCCGATAGACTGCAAAGTCTGGTCCGCCATCACCTCAGAAATCTCGCCCGATGTCAGGCTGTCGAGAGTCTTGCGGATGCGTTTCTGGTTGTTGGTAAATGCTCGCTGTCCGATCGTCGTGTATTCACCGGCAGCCGCAGCGGGGGCCTGCTGCGTGGCTGCCGGTGCCTGCTGCGCCACGTTCTGAAACGGGGCCAGCATCTGATCCACATTCGACTCTGCAACCAGCGGGAAAGCTGATCGAATCAGGGCCTTCGCCGATGCGGCTGGAATCACTCCGGCTGCCACCTGGCCAATGATTGCCACGATACTACTGACCTGCGCCCCGTTCATCGCGGTGTCAGCCACTGCCGTACTCGCTGTGGTCACAGTCGTATCGGTCGGCATGCCGGGTGCCTGCGGCGTGCCAGTCACGGGGAACGTTTGAGCAAACACAGCCTTCCGGTATGCGTCAACACTTACACCGAAGTCAGCAGCCCCACGCACAGACTCCAGATCCCAGTCTTTGCCCCTGCGTGCGTGCTCTTCGGTTGGCGTTGCCAGACCGGTCCGCAATCGAATCTCAGCGGCCTGTGCTGACTCGACCTGATCCAGTTCCGGCAATGGTGGCCAGTGCCATCGGTGTTCGATGTCTGCGATTGCCGGCAGCCCATTCAGCAGCCCCGGAACGAAAACAGCAGACTCCAGAAACCACTGCCACAACCGCTCCACGATATCCATCTGGATCCGGTTTTGCTCGACCTGCACTTCCGGTTCCCAGACGTTTTTCATGTCGCCTTTGAAGGACGAGAAATTCGCGTCTTTGCCCGTGCCTGCTGCCAGCGTGTAGGGCATATTCGTACAACGACAAAAGCTCATCAGGGCCTGCCGCTGAAACATTTCGTAAAGTGGCCCCGGCTGCTTCGGCTCGACCTGTCCAATTTCCCAGCCTGCGGGAAGCGTGGTCAGCATGTTCCGCGTTAGCTCGATTTCTGCGAAGTCGCTCGGGCTGTCTGCAGGATCAATTGCCGGGCTGTTGCTCTTCAGATACATCGCAAAATTCGCTGCGGTCTCTGCAGAGTACAGTGTTGCCAGCTCCTGCCGCCGCATAATCGGCAGCGTTTGCAGTGCCGGCGTGGCTCGCGGGATGCCTCTGGTTTGCCCTGGTCGCTCAGCCCGGTACAGGTGACAGACTTCACGCGCCGCGTACCATTGCCCCTGCAATGTGCTCACGGGCGTGTTCAGTCCGGGGTGATAGTCGTAAACATAAAATTCCAGCTCATTCGTCGCGCGGTCAAACCTGATGCCGTCGTCCACAAACGGGTCAACCAGTTGCGACTGCTGCCACGGTGTGGCAATCTGATCAGACTCCAGAACCAGCAGATCCAGCCCCAGCGGAAACCGGATCGAACTGCCCCGCATGATGAAGACTTCGCCGTCTCGCCAGTACGCTTCAACGCACGTGCGCAGAATGTCGGCCAGCTTCACTCGGTGTGACCACTGACGCCAAGCGGACTCTAAGCGGCGGTTTGCGTCGGTGTCTGCCGTCAGCACCTGTAATCGCGGGCCTGCTGCGCCGACGATATGGTTGGAGGCTGTTCGCAGGATACCGGCATACCATGAATTGTTGTCCGCCTCGTATCGGCTGCGAATCCGAACCACTCGCCGGACTGCCGGACTGATTGCAGCTCGTGCCGCCAATCCATCAGCATTCGTCCAATGCCTGCGGTTGTCCGGCGTCGTTTGTGCCAGATCAAACTTCGCACGCACCATCTTCTGTGGTGCCGCTGCAGGCTGCTTGTATCGTCCACGTCGGGCCATCTCAATGACCTCCGGGCGGGACGATTTTCAGAATGGCACCACGCAACCACGCCTTCGGAGATGCGGCAGCAGACTTAGCGGCCTGATGCTTTTCGTATTCCATCAGTTCCGTGAGGCTGCGATTGCTCACGCTGACGCCATCATTGCTGATGGCTGCAGGCTTGCTCACGTCGGATGCGAGTTGTTCGGCTGGTGTGGTCATGCCCGTATAATGGCACACTACACCACGTACAGAAACGACATGCTGGCATTAGTGCCAACTACTGCATCGGCTCATTGAATTTTCCGTGACGTTCACGGACTGCAACGATACGTTCCGAAGTCGTATTGATTCGACCGCAGGCAGGACAATGACGCTCCCGCAGAATGAAACCCGGCGTTGTCCGTGTGTGCTGCACTCGCGTCAGCACTTCTCCGCAATGCTGACACGGCAATCCTCCGGGCAGTTGGAAAGCACGATCAGCCACGGACGCCCCCGGGTAGTGCAAATGTCCGCCGCTGCTTGCTCCCTGTCCGCTCATTCGCCACCCCCACGCCGCAAATACTCGCGGCCACATTGCACCCGACAAAACAGTCCCACCAGTCGTTATCCCGCCCGACCAGCAGTTCCCACGCCACTCCGGTTGCACCATCATAACTGACAGCCTTCGGCGATTCACTCGTGAAGTGCTCTGCCAACAATCGGTTCGCCCGCTCGTCATTGCCCGGCAACAGGACGGCAGACGGTGCCCCGATTGTGGTTATCAGTCTTCGTGCCGCATGGCTCTTCCAGATGTTTGTATCGTACTGCACGTGATGAATGCCTTCGCTGCGTTTCTCCAGCCAGTACGCCCCTGTCTGACGGTCTCTGTGCTGATCCCCCCACAGATGCACAGGCTTGCGTCCCGGTCTCGGTGCAAAGCCTTTTGATGGCCTGATACGGCTTCTGTTTGCCGATGCTGAAACCTGTGATTCAATGCGGGGTTTCTGGCCACCGTCTGACCAGTCTTTCAAGATCAGATCCAGCTCGGGGAATAGCTCGACCAGCTCCCGCTCCAATTCGTTGTGCGCGTGGGCAAATGCCTCTTCCCACGACGCGCCCGGCTTCTCTTGCGATATCCTGCGGACCAGATCGGACTTGTAAAAAATGGGCCTGCCCTGATCTGGCCACGTTCCGTAATCCACAATCACGCCGCTGAAATCTCGTTCCCACGCACAGACCATCCACCAGAGTACTTGGTCGCTGCTGTCGATGAATGCGGTCACGTGGCTGGCGTTACCCGGAATTCTACCCCGCTCATTCTGTGATAGCCTGCTGAGGATTGCTGTGGTGTCCAGTCGCATCCCGCTGCTGTTTACTGGTGCCGTGCCTTCCTGCTGAATCTCACGGCGGAAGAATTCCGGATCGAGTGCCCTCACCGTCATCATCGACTGCAGGGCGGACAACTCCTCCGGCAGCTTGTCGTGCTCCCACGCCACCTTCGCGCCTGCGTCCATATCGGCACGATTGCGTGCGTAGAACTCCTGTGCTGCGGCTTTGCCGTCCTTCGGTGTTTCGCCCGTCCCCAGCAGTGCCGCGTAACGGTCCCACAAGTCCATCCGCTCCGGCATTCGCAAAACAGACTTCCACACCTTCCCGTGCCAATCCGGATGTCGCTTGCGGTCCATGAATCGTTCGGTCAGATCCTGATGTGCTCGCACCGTGCACACCATGACCGTTGCCATCTCCACGCCCAGCCCAGCCAACCCCATGAAGGTCTTTGTTATCAAATCCTCACGCTCATCCGTCTGGCTCGGGCTGGTCGAACTCTGCGGTGTTTGCACGTCGTCAAATATGATCAGATCCGGGCGAATCACCCGACCATCGTTTTGAATGTATGACAGCCCAGACACGTCCGTTGCCATCAGGCTGAATGGTGCCACGTGCACCTGTGACGATTCACTGCCGGGAATGTCCGGGAACACGATCCGCCCGCGGTCGTCTTTTGCGTGCAACGTCAGCAGTTTGCCGTTCAATCGGAACTGCCGCTTTGGTTGTTTCGACTTCAGGATCAATGGCACGACTTCCGGGAAGTCCTGTGCCAGCATGTCAGACGATGCGAGCAAATTGAAAAAGTTTTCCCTGTGCTCGCTGGCCTTGTCGTCCGTTGCTCCGGTGAGAACCAGAAACCGCCTGTGGCCATATACCGCTGCCCAGATCGCAGCAACACGGGCGCAGGTGCTTTTCAACCCGCCTCGCCTGACTGCATGGGCTTCACGTCCACCGCCCAGAATGACGGCCTGGAATCGCTCAAACATCGCCACCTGATACGGTGCCAACTCGATGTAAAACGTGCTCTTGAAATAGGTCAGGGCAAAGTCCAGCAGATCCCATTTGCAGCGGTCCCGTCGTGTCTGATTTGCGACTGGTGGCAGTGGCCCGACTTCCTGCGCGGCTGCCGTTTTCGCATTGATGACTTCCGCGTTTCTGCGGCTCCGGTCGCTCGCGTAATTGTCCGTGAATTGCAGCCCGTCAATCTCGGCTGCAACGATCGGCAGAACGTCATCCGGCAGGCTGCTGAGAAATTCGGTTAGCTCGGATTCGCTCAGCGATTGCAGACGCGAGAGTTCGTCCGGCGTCAGTATTGCCGCTGCCATTCACCTGAACTCCTACGTTGACCACTGGGGCGGTGTTCTGCGTTGGCAATGGATGATTCTGCGCATTCATCGCAATCAACACCCGCGCTGCTGCATTCTTTTCGCGATTGCTTCCGGTGGCCAATATCTGCCCGATCACAATTCCGGCTCGCTCAAACAGCGCATCCGGAATCTGCCAACTTTTGCGGATTGCTGTCTCGACTTCCCGCAGGTCCTTGCGGGTATGTGCCGGATCAGTCAGCAGTGTGGTTTCGGTCATTGTGTTTGCTCCGATGTCTGTTCTGAATCGGAAAGCGTCCGGGTCGGATTTGCACCGCCCACTTCAGGCTGGTCGCCTGACGTGTCGCTATCAACACTTCGGACGCGTGGTTTCCCTTTGTACATTCCGGCCCCTCGCCGGTCAATCTCTGAGAACGGAAGAATCGGAACTGTGAGGCGTTCGCGGGCGGTTGGGTCGATGAAATAGATGTAGCGAAGTTGAAAGCCTGGCAATGGCGCACCGCCGCTGTTTGCAAAGAAACTCATTGATGATGCGCCTCCGGTTTGGCTTGCGTGCTTCATGCTTCCAATTCCGGGGCGAAGTGTTGAGGTCGCAATAACCTTGCCGTCACCTAATTTCCAAATCTCTTTATTTTGCTTGATCCCCGTCAGCACGAATCCGCTTGCTCGATAGATCGTTCCATCTCCACACTGGCAACCATCCGCAAACGACACGCACCACTTCAACTGTGGGTACTGCTTCCGCATCCAGCGAAACGCAAAACCCAACGCCCGGCTTTCCCCGTTGCGTGGCAGCCAGTCCGCAAACGCCATCCGGTTCAATTCGATGAACTCATTCCACAGCGTACCACGCACCAGCCCCTGAATCTTTCGCTTATCCAATGACGGCCCGAATTGCATCGCTCCGCCACACTTGCCATCGAGAAACACGCCTAAGTGCAACTGCGAATTTTGCACCGTCTTGCCGCTGTAGTGCAGGCTTTGCACGATGCGGTTGGCGTCCTTTGCAGATATCGGCTTTACGATCAATCGCTTCGCGTCACCCATTGAAGGCCTCGCATATCGCCGCCAGTGCGTTTCCGTTGCTGTTCTCGTTTACTTCCGACGATCCCCCGCCCGCGGCTTTCGCCTTCTTCAATGCCGCCTCAATCGCCTCAAACTGCGAATCATGCACCGTAAACGTCATCTGCCGAAACGGCTCACGGTCGCCTTCGGCCAGTTCGGGCGGTGCGATTTCCTGCGCGTCGTATCCCAGCAACTTCCCCAACTCCTCCGCATCAAATCCAGTCAACCCCAAATCAATCTCGTCCGCGTGCAGGTCCTGCAGTTCATTCGCCAGCATCGCCTCATCCCAACCGCTGCTCAACGCAATCCGGTTGTCCGCCAGGATGTACGCTCGCTTCTGCGCGTCCGTCAGATGGTCGAGTCGGATGCACGGGACCGTCTGGAGCTTCAGCAGGTCCGCGGCCCTCACCCGGCCATGCCCGGCAATGATGCCGTTCGCCTTGTCGATCAGAACCGGATTGCAAAAGCCGAACTCTTGAATGCTGCCGGCAATCTGTGCCACCTGCGCGTCGCTGTGCGTGCGTGCGTTGCGTGCGTATGGGATCAGGTCCGATGTCGGCACCTGCTCGACCTGCTGCGTTCCTGTGGGCTTCTTTGACGCCATCCCCCTGACCCCCTGATTTTTCGGCCAAAACTGCAAACAAAACAAACTCTAATCATACGGCGACCACCG